TGCTCGACTGGAAAACGACAGGCGCGAGCAAGCTGGACAAGTACCGCAGGTTTGGGGCTGATGCCCAGCATATCATTCAAGTTCAACTTTACGCCTACGGCCTCGCTCAGCAAGGCGCTGATGTCAAAAAAGTGGCACTCTGCTACCTACCAACGTCAGGCTCGCTTACAGACATGGTCATGGTCTTACAAGATTACGACGAGCAAGTCGCGCTCAACGCTTTGGGGCGCCTTGACTCGATTCATGCCCTACTGGCCGCGGCAGATGTCGAAGCCAACCCCGAGATTTGGAGTCAAATACCCGCAGAGCCCGACAGGCTTTGTGCTTGGTGTCCATACTTCAAACCATTCAGTAAGTCTCTCGTAGAAGGGTGCCCAGGTGACACTGCCTGAGAAAACCATCAACGACATCATCAAAGAGATGCTCGAGTCTGCTGAAGAGGAACCCACCACCAACACCAACCAACAGAAAGCAGGGGAATAATGGAAGCATTCGCTTCACCAGCTGCCGCAAGCACTGGTCCAAAACCAGCTGACTTGCAAGGTCAGTTGCTCATCTTCAAGCCAATCGAATACCGCTCAGGTATCGAGACGGTCAACGGTCCAGCTGACGCGATTTCGTGCGACGTCACCAACCTTGACACCAACCAAGAGTACAGCGATGTCCTCTTTTTTAATATCGCCATTCGAAACGCACTCAGGCCGTTAATCGGCCAGCGCGTACTCGGTCGCATTCAACAAGGTGTGGCCAAGCCTGGCAAGACTGCCCCATGGATTATCGTGGACGCTTCTGCAGATCAGGCAGCGATTGCCAAGGCCGCGGCTTATAAGCCAGGGGCAACAGCAACGCCAGCACCAGCCACAGCGGGTGGAGTGCCACCCGAGGTCGCGGCTCTTTTAGCTCAACTCGGGGCTAAGCCTCTCTAGATTTCCTAGAGCAGTATCCTTCCACTGGTCTCTAGGGAAGGCGCGGTGCGTACAACTGAAAGGGGAAGTCAGTCGGGACGCAGTGGGTTCGAGGCCCAACACCGCACAAGACAAACAACGAACGGGGGGTGGCTTAGATGTCCTTAGAGGTGCTAACAGCAGCGCTTAGATTCGCGGCAGCTGGCTGTTCAGTCGTGCCAGTTATGGCTGACGGCTCGAAACGCCCTGGCATTGGCGCTTGGAAAGAGTACCAGCACAAGCTGCCAACCGTTGAAGAGCTTCAGGCTTGGTTCAAAGATGCCAAAGGCGTCGGCATTATCACGGGCAAGATCTCAGGCAATCTCGAAATGCTCGAAGTCGAAGGTCGCGCTGTGGCTGACGGCATTCACACCGAAATCAAAGACATGGCAATCGAAACTGGTCTTGGCGAACTTTGGCAACGGCTAAACGAAGGCTACTGCGAAATGACCCCGAGCGGCGGTCTGCACTGGTTCTACCGCATAGATGGCGAAGTCCCAGGCAATACAAAGTTAGCTAGGCGCCCCGCTTCAGGCGACGGCGTTGATGTGCTGGCCGAGACCCGCGGCGAAGGTGGCTTCGTGGTTGCAGCCCCCAGCAGCGGGTCTTGTCACCCGTCAGGTGGTTCTTGGTCTTTGATTTCGGGCTCGATTGAGACAATCCCGACTATCAGCGTCGGCGAGCGCGAAAGTCTCCATTCCTTATTTAGATATTTCGACCAACTTCCAAAGGCGTCGGTGGTAGCTTCAGAGGTCACAGAAAGGCCTCGGGACGCGAACTCGACACTGCCAGGCGACGACTACAACGCAAAGACGACTTGGGACGAGATCTTGCTGCCACTGGGTTGGACGAAGGTATTCTCAAAGGGGCAGACCACCGCTTGGTGTCGTCCAGGCAAGAGTGAAGGCATCAGCGCCACCACCAACTATGAAGGCTCAGATCTGCTCTTTGTCTTTAGCACTAGCACTATCTTTGAAGCAGAGCGCGGTTATTCTAAGTTCGCGGTTTATACGCTACTGGAGCACGGTGGCGACTTCCATAAGGCAGCGTCAGCGCTGGCCGCGAAGGGCTTCGGCAGTGGCAGTTCAAGTGCCCTGCAGCCCATTGACATTTCACAGCTCCTCGAAGCGCCCGAGCCTGAGCCATTCGCAGAGCCTGTGACAGAGCCCGACACCAGCTGGCTACCGAGAGCGATTGAGTATGATGAGGACGAGACCGAGGCTGGCCCAACTGTTCTCTACCGTACAGACGGGCAGTGCTTGCTGTACAGCGGCAAAATCAACGCCATATTCGGAGAGTCTGAGTCAGGCAAGACTTGGGTGGCGCTGGAAGCAGTGCGTCAACAGCTGGTGCAGGGCAACAGGGTCTTTTATATTGATTTTGAGGACTCAAAGCGAGGCATTCGCGGCCGCTTGAAGGCGCTGGGTGTCATGCGGGAGCAGTTTGAGCGCTTTAAATACGCCAACCCAGATGGTGCTTACAACGAAATCGCCCAGCAGGCACTGCTCGGCTCGATTCGCGACTTCAAGCCCGATCTGATTGTGATGGACGGCGTCAATGCCGCCATGAACCTGCTGGGCCTTGACCTTGAAAAGAATAAAGACGCCACTCAATTCAGCCAGGTGGTCTTGCGCCCGCTCCGTTTGTGGGGTGCGGCTGTCTTGACCATTGACCACGTCACCAAATCCAAAGACAACCGAGGCAACTACGCAATCGGCGCACAGGCAAAGCGTGCCGATATTGACGGTGTTGCTATCTCGGTCGATGTCTCGATGCCTTTTGGTCGCGGTTCCAACGGCAAGCTCAACCTTAAAATCACCAAAGACCGCCCAGGCTTCGTTCGCGGTATTAGCCAAGAGGCTTCTTATGTCGGCCACGTTGACCTGATCTCGCAAGCTAACAACCGAATTGAGATCTCGATTGTGGGTGGGCAGGTCGGTTTCACCCCACATGAGTATTTGATGCGCAAGATCTCCGAGTTCATGGAGAAGCACGGCGCAGAGTTATCCACCAATCAGGTCGTGCAGGTCATTGACGGCGGCACCGACCAAATCAAGAAGGCGCTTGCTCAGCTCGAGGGACAGGGCTTCCTGAGTGTCAGGAGCCAGGGGCAGGGTCGCTACTTCAAGCACCTGAAGCCCTTCGTGCTAGGGGCGCCTTCTCCCTTTAACTTGACCGACTTGACCGACCTTGACCGCGAGGGTATCGGTCAAGTAGGGGCAAGAGGCGACCGAAACTTGACCGACTTCGCCCCCCCCTATAAGGGGGGGCGGTCGGTGAAGTCGGTCAGCAGTGATGATGGTGAACCCGATGCAGGATAAAATGGCTATAAAGGATTTCTGCCGTATTTGTGGAGCTGCGCTTTGGAAGGCGCAGTGGTGCGGTTTTTCGGTGTTTTCGGACGGCACCCCCATAAGTACAATGGTGGAGATCGAGTGCTTACTAAAAAAGCGCCCGACGTACGGCGTCTCTAGGTGGTTGCCCAGCTTCTACCTAGAACGCCGCTCAATGCTCAACATACACAAGCAATACGAGTTCATACTCGCCAAGCATCTTTGCGGTTCAGCCCAGGCCGTAAAGGAGCACCCAATCTACTGGGCAGTACCACAACAACTCGAACCTAACTTCTAAAAGGGGGAACAAATGGCAGGACGTCTTATCGCCGTAGTCGGCGGTCAGTATGGCAGTGAAGGGAAGGGCGCCGTGGCAGGCTACCTTTCCGCAACATCTGAGGCACCGTTTATGGGCATCAGAGTGGCAGGACCAAACGCAGGGCACACCGTTATCGGCAAAGGCCCCGACGGCGAGGAGTCATACGCATGGCGACTTCGCTCAATCCCAGTCAACGCAGTGACTGCACCCGAAAGCGACCTAATCATCGCAGCGGGTTCTGAGATCGATATGGAAGTCTTTAATAGAGAGCTTTCAGATCTCGACAAAGCGGGCTACCAAGCCAGCTCACGCATTATCGTGGACGACCAAGCCACAATCTTGGAGCCTCGCCACCACGATATCGAGACCAGTGACGGCATTCAAGCCCGAATCGGTTCAACCAGCAAAGGCATCGGCGCTTCACGTGCTGACCGCATCATGCGCAAGGCTTCTCTATTTGGTGGTGGCGTAGATACTTCACAAGTTATTCGCGAGCACCTACAAAGAGGCGGCACTGCTCTAATCGAGGGCACACAAGGCTACGGCCTTGGACTGCACGCAGGTCTGTACCCATTCTGCACAAGCCAAGACTGCAGAGCCTTGGACTTCTTGTCGCAAGCTGGTGTTAGCCCGTGGGACCGCGCAGTTGATGTCTTTGACATCTGGGTCACAGCCCGCACCTACCCAATCCGTGTTGCTGGCAATTCAGGGCCACTCGAGAACGAAACCAGCTGGGAACAGCTAGGACTTGAGGCAGAGCGCACGACCGTAACTCAAAAGATTCGCAGAGTCGGGCACTTTGACAGCAAGCTAGTTCGCGACGCTGTTATTGCAAACGGTGGCGCTCCAACCGTCAAAATCGCACTTACCATGTTCGATTACATCTTTCCTGAGCTGAAAGATCAGACTGGAATAGACATCTTGTCTGACGAGCAACAACGCTACATCACAGACATCGAAAGTGCAGTGAACGCACCAGTCAGACTGGTAGGCACTGGACCTTCAACGATGGCGTGGGTCAAATGAGAAGCGGCTTTAATGAGTGGGAAGATGTGGCAGCTGCCTTTAGGAAAGAAACGCCCACAAAAGACGCACCGACCGTGCAAAGTCTTGCAAACTGGTGGCTTGAAGAGACAAAGTTCGAGTTAGACTCTGTCATACCAAAAGCCGTTGAGTATGGCAGCGCAGATCTGAAAGTCATCGGCTTTGCTCTGAGTCAAATGATTGGCAAGCCGACCAACGTGACAGACGACGAGCTAGGCATAGCGTTTTATGTGCTGGGCAAGGTCGCACGTCTGATCGGTGGCTATGCTGATGGTCGCAGCCCATCATCTGACACATGGCACGACATTGCTATTTACACCAAAATGGCGCAGTACGCACGTGAAAACGGCGGTTGGGGCGGGTTTGTCGAGTGATAGTCTACCTAGCCGCACCGATTGACTTTGATGAAGGAGCGAAAGTCAATCGCATTAAAGACGAGATCAAAAAGCACTTCAAAGAGCAAGAGTGCGTGTGGGTTTATGACCCAGCTGGCGCTTGGCAAGCACCGAGTGACCTAGTGCCTGACGAGTTTGTGCACTGGGCCAACTTGCTTGTACTGGAACAGGCTGATCTCGTTGTCGCAGTCTTAGTGAAAGGCGTGCTAACCATTGGCACTGTCCTTGAAATCCAACATGCTCACGACCTTGAAACCCCAGTTGTCGTGGTTGGAGACGTCGGCATGAACAGTGTCGGCCTTGCAGCACTTGAAATCCCCACCTACAAATCAATCAAAGAATGGAGTGAATATGGCAGCCCTATTGTACCAACTACTGACTTCCACTGGACAAGCACCGACGAAGGCCTATAACGACGACGCTGGCTTCGACTTGTACTGCGACGCCGAAATGGTGATCGAGCCGAGCACTTTTGTCGATATCCCTCTAGGAGTCGCAATCAAAGTGCCCGAGGGCACGTGGGGCTTGTTAACAGCTCGCTCTAGCACTTTACGCAAGCACGGCCTCATGGTGGCACAGGGTGTCATTGATTGCGGCTACACTGGTCCACTTTTTGCTGGTGTGTGGAACATGACTGACAAACCTGTCAAAGTAGAACCTGGCATGCGCTTGGTTCAGTATATACTTATTCACAACGCTTCCCTCGATGTCCAGGCACAAGAGGTGGCAGAACTTCCCAAGACCAACCGTGGCGCTGCTGGTTTTGGGAGTTCAGGTGTCTGATAAGCCACTCATTGAAACAGCTCAAGAGCTAAGGGACCTTGCCACTTGGTACGACCAGCTGGGGGTCGAGTTGGAGCCTGGGCGAACGGGCGAGCGCACCAGCCGCTCAGTCCCAGGCCCGCGGTTGCCAGTGCGTGTCGATGTGCTTGACGCGATTCTCGGGATTCGGTCTGCTATACTTACGTGGGAGATCGAACTGAGACTCGAAAGAGGACAGGGCGTGGTACCCAACAGCGACCCAGTAAGGTCGTTGTTTTGGGTTGCCGACACGATACAAAGCTGGCCGACATCAAATCGGACCAAACTGATTGAAGAGATCAGCCTTTCTATTGCTAAGCGACACACTCAGGTGAAAATCCTGTTAGGATTGGAGCAGAGGCCTTTGACGGCAAGACTAAGGTGTCCACATTGTGCAAAGAGCTTAGTAATCAAGCTGGACCAAGGGCTTCTGCTCTGCAGAAATCACAACTGCAGATGCGCTGTTGAGGATTGCAACTGCACAAAAGGGAAAGGGCACGCATGGACCCAAAAAGAGTGGCCGTTGTTGGGCTTAATGCTCGACACGCCGACCAATGAGTGAGTGAAGCCTGTGGCGCAAAACCCCACGCGTGTGGTATACTTATCCCCTTGGGGTAGAGTCGTATCTTTAGGACCAACCTCATGGGTCTAACCGTTAAGATGTCAATAGGTGCATTACAGACCGAAGTAGACACAGACCAAGATCTCAGCTTTGACGCTATCGAATCCGTGCTAAACAGGGCCGTGCAGTCCACACTGCAGGCCTACATGTCGTTGCCAACAGACGAAAGAATGCGCGTCATTTATGACGTTTTTAGCAACGAGGACGACGAGGAAGATGATTAAGCCCTGCATTGAATGCGGTGCTCTTATACAAGAACAAACCAAATGCAACAAATGCCAATCCCCATATAGGGGTATTAGGCCTAGCGCAAGCAAACGCGGCTACGATAGCAAATGGCGCCGTTTATCGAGAGAGCTGAGGCGCTTGCAGCCTTGGTGTTCGTTTTGCGGTCTAGCCGCTGATCTCACTGTTGACCACATAGTCCCCCTATCTATGGGTGGCAGTAATGAAGTCGCCAATCTAAGGGTGCTTTGTCGCAGTTGTAACTCAGGCAGACCAATACAGCCTTAAACACGCAATATCCCCCCTGGCATTTTCCACACCCCCCTCGAACTTCGAAAATCTACGCGTACAGAGACCCCGCTGCCCCAAAGGACGCGGCGCGTACGGATTTACCATTTTGCATATTTGCATGATTCACATTTTAGGAGACACATGGCAGGCAAAGGTCCAGCGCCTAAGGACGCAGAACAACGCAGACGCAGAAACGTTGACCCAGTACCCACTCAGGTGGTTACTCAGGACGGCATTTTGCGCGGTCCAGATCTGCCAGCTGGGTATCCTTGGCACTCACAGACATTTCGCTGGTGGGACACTTGGCGCAAGTCAGCACAAGCTGTCACTTTCACTGATACTGATTGGGATTTTTTAATCGATACAGCGTTGTTGCACTCGTCTTACTGGAACGGTGACAACGTAGGAGCAGAATTGCGACTCCGAGTCGCGAAGTTTGGCGCTACACCTGAGGACAGAATGCGACTTCGGTTGCAGATCGACGGTGAAGCAGAGGGGGCCAAATCGAACAAGACCCTGTCTGATCAGCGACGGACTCGTTTGTTGAGAGTGGTGGGGGAAGTTGACCAAGAAGAAACGACAACAGAGTAGCTTCATCTCGCTCGGTTGGGACGCGATTGACTGGATTGAGACTTATCTAGTTCACGGCCCAGGCGACGTGCAGGGTGAAGCCATCACTTTAGACGACGAACAAGCGGCTTTCATATTGAAGGCCTATGAATTGGACAAACATGGGCGGCGAGTTACACGGCGAGCTTTCTTTTCTCGACCAAAAGGTCGTGCGAAGTCGGAGCTTGCTGGAATGCTCGTTTGCTTTGAGGCTCTCGGCCCTGCTCGCTTTGACCGTTGGGACGCCTTCGGCAATCCAATCGGACGACCAGTCCAGTATCCGTTCATTAGATGCCTAGCAACTGAAGAGCAACAATCAGGCAACACATACGACAACGTTCGTTACATGCTCGAGCACATCAGGACCAACTTCGGCACTGAGTATCCAGGCATTGACGTTGGCCTCACACGCACTTTTTTAAAAGGTGGCGGCGAAATCGTCCCATCAACAGCAGCATCGGCATCAAAAGACGGTGGAAAAGAGTCTTTTGCCGTAGCTGACGAAACACACCTTTATTCGAGCCCCGAGCTCAAGCGAATGCACGAAACCGTAAGGCGTAACCTCGCCAAGCGGAAAGCTGCAGACCCTTGGATGCTGGAGACATCGACCATGTACTCGGTTGGCGAGGAATCAATCGCCGAGCAAACGCACCGCTTATGGATTTCGATACAAGAAGGCCGCACAAAAAATCAAGGCCTGTTATTCGACCACAAGCAAGCGCCCGAGGTGCCCGACCTGCAAGACAGTGAGCAGCTTAAAAAAGCACTTGCTGTCGTGTATGGGCCAGCTTTTAAATGGCTAGACGTGCCGCGTCTAATGGCCGAGATACAAGACCCGATGACAAAAGCATCGGACGCAAGGCGTTACTTTTTAAATCAGCCGTCCACAGACACCGACCGTTACATGAACATTACAGCATGGAACGCAGCGGCCGAGCCTGAGGAACTGGCAGAAGGCACCGAAATCGTTCTCGGGTATGACGGTTCGCGCAAAGACGACGCCACAGTGCTTGTTGCTTGCAGAATTGAAGACGGCAAGATCTTTCAACTCGAGTGTTGGGAAAGACCGCCTGGTCCTGCGGGCTACGGTTGGGAAGTACCAAGAGTCGAAGTTGACGAAGCTGTTCGAATCGCATTTGCAAAGTACAAAGTCCACAAGATCTGGGCCGACCCTTCAGGCTGGCAGTCTTACCTTGACGCTTGGAACTCCACCTTCGCAGACAAAGTCGTCGCAGTTTACCCTTCCAGTCAGCGCAAGCTGATGGCGCAGGGACTTGACCGCTTTCTTGAAGACATTCTCGAAGGCAGACTAAAGCACAACGGCGCAGCAGAGCTTACAAGACATGTAACCAACGCAGTTCCAACGCGGTACGGTCAAGTCATGAAGCCATCGCAAAGTCACAAGATCGACGGCTTAATTGCCGCTGTTTTGGCCTACCTAGGCCGCACCGAAGCGCTTGTTAATCCCGAGCCCGTTGCACCCAAAGTCAGTTACCGCACTATTCAAGTCTAGGAGACCTATGAAGCGTTTTGACGTTAGCCTCATTATTGAGGTCTTAGGCGTTGCACTCGTAACGATTGGTCTTGCTCTATTCTCACCGCCGATTGCCCTCATCGCTCTCGGTTCATTCCTCGTTTGGGCTACAGAAAAGGCTAATTGATGACCGCTGGCATTTATAACACAACCATTGACCAAGGCTCCGTGTGGTCGGTCGTGCTTGTGTACACTGACTCCAACAATACACCTGTTAACTTGACTGGCTACACAGCTGCTATGCAACTGCGACAGAATTACAACTCTACAACGGCCGATTTGACGCTGACTACAGCGAACGGCGGCATTACAATCGTCGGTGCAACTGGCACCATCACAATCACAGCCACTGCAACACAAACTGGCTTGCTTGACCCAGGTTTTTACGTTTATGACCTAGAGCTTACCTCAGGCTCAAACATCTCTCGCCTAATCCAAGGCCAGTTGACCGTAGCAGAGCAGGTGACACGATAATGGCCAATAAAGTCACCATCAACGAAACCAACAACACAGTCGAGATCTCAGCTCCTGGCCCACAAGGCTCACAAGGACCAACGGGCCCAACGGGTGCGATAGGCGCAACAGGCCCAACAGGTGCAACAGGCGCGGCTTCAACCGTAACTGGACCAACAGGTTCAACAGGCCCAACAGGGGCAACAGGTGCAGCTTCAACCGTAACTGGACCGACTGGCCCAACAGGCGCGGCCTCAACCGTAACTGGCCCAACTGGCGCAACAGGTGCGGCTTCAACCGTGACTGGACCAACTGGCCCAACAGGCGCTGCTTCGACCGTAACTGGACCAACTGGTGCCCAAGGAGTAACAGGCCCAACAGGCCCAACGGGTGCGGCTTCTACAGTGACTGGCCCAACAGGTGCAACGGGTGCTCAGGGTGCCCAAGGCATTCAAGGTGTGCAAGGCATTCAAGGCGAGGTCGGCCCTACAGGTCCGAACGGTTCTACTGGTCTTACTGGCGCAACTGGCGCAACAGGTCCAACTGGCGCAACAGGCGCAGCCTCGACAGTTACAGGCCCAACAGGCGCTGAGGGAGCAACTGGCCCAACGGGTGCACAAGGCATTCAGGGTGTTACAGGCGCAACAGGCCCAACTGGAGCGACTGGCGCAACAGGCCCAACTGGCGCAACAGGCGCAGCTTCCACAGTAACTGGCCCGACAGGTCCGACAGGTGCGCAGGGCGTAGCTGGTGCGAATGGTGGCTCCACTAGCTTATTCGATTACAGCGCAGACACCTCAGCTACCTCGGGCGACCCTGGTGCGGGCGACATACGCTGGAATAACGCCACACAAATCAACGCTACGGCACTACTCATTGACCATTTAGACACCAATGGCAACGATATTGATGTCTTTATTGCCCTGCTTAAAGCAGACGATTTTATTATCGTACAAGATCGAGATGTCCACACTAACTTTCAGAAGTTCAAAGTCACAGCAACGGCGACCATTCTTGGTGGCTACAGTTCCGTTCCAGTAGTCTTAGACTCTTCAGGCGGCACTGGCACAACCAACTTTAGCAACTTTCAAGCTCTTGCTCTATTGCTCATCAGCGTCGGCCTTCAGGGCGCGACAGGCCCAACTGGTGCAACAGGCGCTACAGGCCCAACTGGCTCTGCGGGTGCTACTGGCGCAACTGGCCCAACTGGAGCTAACGGCGCAATCGGCGCAACAGGCCCAACAGGTGCCGAAGGTGCAACTGGCCCAACAGGTGCAGCGGGCGCAACTGGCCCGACAGGAGCTAACGGCGCAATAGGAGCAACAGGTCCAACAGGTGCACAAGGTATTCAAGGTGTAACAGGACCAACTGGCTCACAAGGAATCCAAGGAATCCAAGGTGTTCAAGGAGTTCAAGGCGACGTCGGCGCCACAGGTCCAACAGGCACGGCTGGTGCAGTTGGCGCAACAGGTCCAACTGGTGCAACGGGCGCAACAGGCCCAACTGGTGCGAATGGTTTAGACGGCGCAACAGGCCCGACTGGCCCTACAGGCGCAACAGGAGCAGCTTCAACTGTTACAGGCCCAACAGGTCCGACAGGTGCGGCTTCTACAGTCACAGGTCCAACAGGTGCTACAGGCCCAACAGGTGCAACGGGCGCAGCCTCAACAGTTACAGGTCCAACAGGTGCTACAGGCCCAACAGGCGCTCAAGGTGGGGACAACCCAGTCGTTGACTACATTGACGGCGGGGCAAACGCTGCTGGAATCACTGGCGACGTGATCTACAATTCGGGGCTATCTAGCGCAACGTCTTGGACTTACACCATAGACGCAGGCGCTTCGACAACAACGTTCTAACCTAAAGACAAGGGATAATCACATGACAGCAAGACTCCAAAATCGCCGAGACACGGCAGCAAACTGGACAGCCAATAACCCAACCCTTGCTGCAGGTGAACTCGGACTCGAGACTGACACCGCTAAGTTTAAGATCGGTGACGGCACTACTGCTTGGAACTCATTGGCCTACGCTTACACAGCTGGCGCAACTGGACCAACTGGCCCAACAGGCGCAGCTTCAACCGTCACTGGTCCAACTGGTGCTACTGGTGCGGCTTCTACCGTTACAGGCCCAACAGGTCCCACTGGTGCAACTGGCGACGCTTCAACCGTTACAGGCCCAACAGGTCCGACAGGTCCAACTGGCCCAACTGGCGCAGCTTCGACTGTCACAGGTCCTACAGGTGCAACTGGTCCAACAGGCCCAGGCCTTTTAGTTGGTTTTAGCCCACAAGCTGGCAACTACACACTTGCCGCTGGAGATCTAAACGAACTTGTTACAGTGAGCGCAACCGCGACAATCACAGTGCCACCTTCCGTGTTTAGCGCAAACGATCAAATCCATGTGCAACAGACTGGCGCTGGCCAACTTACATTCGCACAAGGCGCGGGCGTCACAATCACATCAACTGGCGCAACTGCTTCAGCTCCGAAAACAAGAGCTCAGTATTCAGCCTGTACAGTGATTTGCACAGCTTCAAACACATTTACTATCGTGGGAGACATCGCCTAACATGCCAATCATCGGGATTGTAGCTAGCCAAAACTACCCAAGAACTGTGCCACTTGACTATTTAGTAGTCGCTGGTGGCGGCGGTTCTCCTGGCGCGACTAACTGTTGCACAGGTTCTGGTGGTAGCGGAGCAGGCGGCCTAAGAGAGTCTAACTTTTCAACAGCAAGAGGCATAACTTACACCATCACAGTTGGTAACGGTGGAAACGCCGCCAATGGTGGCAATTCTTCTATTGCTGGCTCAGGTTTGGCTACAATTACAGCCAACGGTGGCGGATACGGTTCAACCTTTTCCAATGGAGACCCAGCAACTGCTGGCGGTTCAGGTGGTGGTGGGTGCTACCCAACTGCTGCTGGTGGAGCGGGTAACACGCCTTCCACATCTCCCAGCCAAGGAAATGCGGGCGGTCTTAACCTAACTGGAGACCCTGATGCGGGTGGTGGCGGCGGTGGCGGTGCGGGAGCAGCAGGCCTTCCTGGCTGTAGCCCTACAGGGTACTACACTGGTAGCGGCGGCAACGGAATCCAATCCTCAATCACTGGCACAGCGACTTATTATGCTGGTGGTGGTGGTGCTGCAGTGCGAGGAAACTGGCAATATGGTTTTACATACTTTAAAGGCGTAGCTGGACTTGGTGGTGGCGGCGTTGGTTCAAATCACAACTCAGATACGCATACAAACGGTACAGCGAATACTGGCGGTGGCGCAGGTGGAGCGTATGGCCAAACAGGTGGAGCTGCCACAATTGGCGGTTCGGGCGTTGTTATACTTCGTTACCCAGATTCTTTTGCTGCAGCGGCTTCAACAACTGGTTCTCCAACTGTCACCACAGTAGGCGGATACCGCATCTACAAGTTTACTGGGAACGGGAGCATTACATTATAATGGCGCATTTTGCAAAATTAGACGAAAACAACAATGTTATTGAAGTGGCTGTAGTGGCTAATGCTGCTCTTGACCCTAAAAATGAAGAAGCTTCAGGGGTTGAGTTTTTGACCGAATGGTCAGGCGGGCACACTAACTGGAAACAAACTTCATACAACGGCAGTTTTAGGTACAACTTTGCGACCACTACTGGCACTTATGACCCTGATAGAGATGCTTTCTTGTATCCAAAACCGTATGAAAGTTGGGTTTTAAACGAGGAGACTTGCCTTTGGCGGGCTCCCATTAACTACCCAACAGATGGAAACGATTACGCGTGGTTCGAAGAAGAAAGCACCTGGATTCGTACCAATGAATAAGCTTGTCGCTGACGAAAAACAAATCGCCGACAGACAAGACATTTGTAGAAAATGTGAAGAATTGTTTAAAGCAACTTGGACTTGTAAACAATGTGGTTGTTTTATGAAGATTAAAACCAGGCTTGTTGCTTCGACTTGTCCTAAAAACAAATGGTAAAAATGAACTAGGTCGGGGGACCAATGAAAATAGCAGTTTACACAATCGCACTTAACGAACAAGCCTTTGTCGAACGTTGGCATAAGAGCGCAAAAGAGGCTGACTACCTGCTCATAGCAGACACTGGTTCCACAGATCTGACAATTAAGTACGCCGAGAATCTCGGCATCAACGTTATCAAGATCGCCGTGCGGCCTTGGCGCTTTGATGACGCAAGGAATGCAGCGCTTGCGGCACTCCCGCTTGACGTTGACTACTGCATAGCACTTGACATGGACGAGGAACTACAGCCTGGCTGGCGCCAAGAGCTGGAGTCATTGGACCCGCAAGTGACACGACCTAGGTACAAATACACTTGGTCCTGGAATCCTGACGGTTCTCCTGGCTTGGTCTATGGTGGAGACAAAGTCCACTCAAGGCGCAATTACAGGTGGAAGCACCCAGTGCACGAAGTCTTAACCTGCACGGGCAGTGAGGTCCAGCATTGGACCAAGCTCGAGATTCACCACCACCCTGATGATACGAAATCTAGAAGTCAATACTCTGCACTGCTGGCGCAGTCGGTGCTTGAAGACCCAGCAGACGACCGCAACTGTTTTTACAACGCAAGAGAGTTGTTTTTTCACAACAAATGGCCTGAAGCGATTCAAGAGTTTAAACGCCACTTAGGCCTACCTAGAGCGCAGTGGAAACCCGAGCGAGCAGCTTCAATGCGGTACCTCGCAAAGATGGAAGAGGCTGAAAGAGAGTCTTGGCTCTTAAAAGCAATCGCAGAGTCTCCAGGCAGCCGAGAGGCTAGAGTCGATCTCGCGCAGCATTACTATTCCAAGAGCTTGTGGCTGGATTGCTACGCAACCGCACACGCAGCGCTGAGAATAACCGAGCAACCGCTTGAGTACCTGAACGAGTCAGACGCTTGGGGCTACTTGCCTCACGACCTGATTGCGATAGCATGCCACAACATGAACAAACCAAGCGAAGCGATTGAACACGGCAAAAAAGCCGCGGCATTTGCGCCGTGGATTGACAGACTCCAAGAGAACATGGCCTTTTACAAAAAAGCGCTTATTACGAAAGGCAACTAGATGAGCTTATCGAAAAGACTGCGAGCAGCAGGTGAGCAACGCGCTCAGAACATGTTCATGGAGCCACTTATCCCGTCACGGCCAGCCTACGCAACCCCAGCTGGTGTTGATGTTAATGCTGAGTCTGCGATTCGCATGTCCACCGTTTACGCTTGTGTTCGCCTTTTGGGCGACACCATCTCATCTTTGCCGCTTGGCGCTTACGTTCGCCGCGGCCGCAACCGAATCCCGTACGCCGCAGTCTATGGCGAGCAACCAGCTTGGGTGAACAAGCCAAACCCAGATTGCACCCGCTTGGATTTCTACGAGCAAGTGATCTCGTCTTTAAACTTACACGGTAACGCCTTTATCATCACAGTGCGCGACGACCTTGGCGATGTTGTTGAACTCTACGCTGTGAACCCGCTAAACGTTCGCATTCGACGCCCTGACCCAAATGCAGAAGTCATTTACGAAGTAACTATCGGCATTCAACCAGGCGGCGTGGTATATGAGGACATGCAGTCTGTGACACAAGAAGTCAAGACCATGGTCCTGACCAAGCGCGAAATGCTTCATATTCCGATGTTTAAACTCCCAGGCCAGCTTTTAGGCCTTGGCCCAATCGGCGCGGCTCGCATTACTTTAGGCTCTGCGATGGCAGCCGAGGTTTACGCAGCTAGTTACTTTGGCAACGCTGCAAACCCTGGCGGCGTCATTGAAGCCCCGACCGAGTTGACCGAGGAACAGATCTCGGACATCGCTCGCAACTGGAACCTTTCACATTCAGGTCCCTACCGTGCTGGCAAGCTTGGCGTTCTAACTGGTGGCGCTTCGTTTAAGCCGCTGACGCTTAACGCCGCTGACGCACAACTTCTTGAAGTGCGTCGCTTTGGCGTCGAAGAGATTGCGCGGATATTCCGCGTTCCGATCTCACTCCTTGGCCACCCAGTAGCTGGGGCCATGAGCTTTGCATCAGTTGAAGCTCAGAACTTATCTTTCGTGCAACACTCACTGCGTCCACTCCTTGAACGCTTAGAACAAGCACTTTCACCACTTCTACCTGAAGCCGATGGCTTCATCAAGTTCAACCTTGACGCGCTACTTCGCGGCACTACACTCGAGCGCTACGACGCTTACACCAAAGGATTAAACGAAGGCTTTTTGTCACTCAATGATGTCAGAGCCGTTGAAGATCTGAGCCCGCTAGGCGAGGCTGGAGATCAGTACCGTGTTCCACTGCAGAACATCGACGCATCTGATGCAAAAGACGTCGGTCTGAAGTTGCGCACCGAAATCGCTACCAACTTGATTCAGGTTGGCTTCGAACCGAAGTCAGTGCTTGAAGCGGTCGGTTTGCCACCTATGGACCACACAGGCATTCCAACTGGCCAGTTGCAACAGCTCTCTACGCTTGACCCCGCGAACCCACTGGCAGCCTACGAGGTCGAGTAGTGCCATATTTCATTTCGGACCAGCAGAGCGATTGCTCAGGCTGGGCAGCAGTAAAACAAGAAGCAGACGGCAGCTACACCACGATTGGTTGTCACGATAGCAAACAAGACGCCATCGACCAAATGGTCGCCATTTCGGTCTCTGAGGAGATTGAGCCAGGCGGTGAAGTACGAGCCGTCGATCTGTCAGTGCCGTCTTTCATTCGCGCCAACGCAAAGCGCGGGCTAGCGTACTATGAAGATGGTTTAGGGGGCGATGGGCTAGTGCCAAGCACTATCTCAGCGGCAAGGGACATGGCAGCTGGGAGAATCTCAGAAGCCAAAGTGCGAAAGATGGCGCCGTGGTTCGCTCGACACAAGGTTGACGGTCAAGCGCCTTCCAATAAAGACCCTTCTGACCCAGGCTACCCAGGCGCGGGTTTGGTGGCGTGGCTCTTGTGGGGCGGCGACAGCAACTTCTCAAGCAGGGCACAAGACTGGGCGCAACGCAAGATCGACGCTTTGAACGCAGAAGCAGACTCTAGGAGAAAAATGAAAAAGATTGAACGTCGCACATACACTGTGCAAAACGTGCAGACACGGACAGAGGACGACGGCAAGATGCGCCTGTCGGGCTATGCTGCTGTTTTTAATAACGCCAGCGTGCCGCTTCCATTCACTGAATATATCGCGCCTGGTGCTTTTCGCAAGACCCTCAGCGAGACCCCCGATGTGCGCCTTTTAATCAACCACGAAGGTCTGCCACTAGCACGTACCAAAAATGGCACTCTTGCTCTAACTGAGGACGAGGTCGGCCTGCGTTTTGATGCGGAGCTGCCTGACACCAACGAGGCTCGAGATCTTTACACACTGATTGAGCGAGGCGACGTCGATCAGATGAGCTTCGCATTTCGCGTGATAAGGCAGAAGTTTAACAAAGACCGCAGCGAGCGCACACTGACTGAAGTGTCGCTGGCTGACGGAGACGTCAGTGTTGTTACCTACCCAGCTTATCCAACGACAACGGTCGAGGCGCGTGAGCATTTGGCTCGGGCGATTCAAGCCGTCAAAGAAGGCCGCGAGATCTCAGGCGAATCACTCGTCGTCTTGCAGAGCGTCTTTGAGAAGATGTCTGAAGGCCATGAGTACGTCATGGAAGCTGTCGAAATGATGGCTGCACTGATGGGTGCCCAAGAGGAGCCAGTTGAAGACGAGGCTGCAGTCCATGAGGACGAGGACGAACTCGAGGACATCATGGAGACCGAAGCCGCGACACCGCGCTCGATCTCACTTCGTCTTGCAAAAGCCCTAGTCAATAGCACAAAATAAGATTCTGCTGGCAAATCGCTAGCAGATACCGAAGTCGGAGCGAGACTCACACCCTAAAAGCGCCGTGAGCACAGTCGCCACCACCTCGATTTCAAACTCATAAGGAGCAGAATACAATGTCATACCTTGACAAAGTAGTCGAGCGCCGTGATGCAGTTAAGGCAGAAATGGACGCAGTTCTTGAAGCAGTTGCTGAAGAGAACCGCACCGACCTTACTGCAGAGGAGACCGAGAAGGTTGACGCTCTCGTTGAAGAGTCACGTTCACTCGATACAAAGATCGAAAAGCTGAAGGCACAAGCCGACGCTGATGCAAAGGCCTCAGAGGCCCGCGCTTCAGTTGCAGCAGTTGCAACTCCAGCATCTACAAGCATCAAGGTCGTGTCAGAGGCACGCACCTACGCACAGGGTTCTGAGAACTCATTCGTACGCGACGCATTCAATGCACAAGTACGCAACGATTTCGCAGCATCTGAGCGCCTTGCTCGCCACATGAAAGAGGAAGCTATCGAGCGCCGCGATGTCGGCACTTCAGCTTTCGCAGGCTTAGTGGTCCCTCAATATCTCATCGAACTAGCCGCACCTTTAGCTCGAAGCGGCAGACCGACTGCAGATTTCGCAACCAACAAGATGACCTTGCCTGCATCAGGCATGAAGTTGGAAATATCCCGTATGACAACGGGCTCATCAACTGCGATTCAGGCAACTGAAAATGCAGCTGTCAGCGAGACTGACGTTGATGACACACTGTTAACTGTTGACGTGCGCACAATCGCTGGACAACAGGACCTCAGCCGCCAGGCAATCGAGCGTGGAACTGGTATCGACACCTTCGTCGTTGCAGACCTTGTTCGTTCATGGCACACCACTCTTGACAGCCAAATCCTAAACGGTGCTGGTTCTTCAGGAACAATCAAAGGCATTCGCAACTCAGGTGGCAACGCAGTTACTTTCACATCAACTGCACCAACTGTTGCACTCCTTTACCCAAAGCTAGCTGATGCGTTGCAGCAAGTACAAAGCAACGTCTTCACAACACCAACACATTGGATTATGCACCCACGTCGCCTAGCGTTCTTGCTAGCTGGCGTTGACGGTTCAAATCGTCCACTTGTTGTACCAGCAGCGGGCGCACCAATGAACGCTGTATCAACTGGCGCTGGAGTTGCACAGTATGCAAACTCAGGCTATCAGTTGCTCGGACTCCCAATCATCACAGATGCAAGCGTAGGCACAACCTACGGCACAGGCACAAACCAAGACGAAATCTACTTGGTTGACAGCCGTGAAATGCACCTATGGGAGCAACCAGGCACACCGTTCGCACTACGCTTTGATGCAACTGCCCCAGGCAACTTGACCATCAAGACCGTAGTTTATGGATACGCAGCGTTCACCGCAGAGCGTTATCCGTTGGCCGCTTCCATCATCTCAGGAACTGGTCTAGCTGCACCGTCCTTCTAAATCGAAGGCTCGGCACTAAAGTACAAGTGCAAGGCAAGTGGGACTCCCCCGACTCATTTGCCTTGCACCTCTTAGGGGGAGAGTATGAAAGCAAGCCACAAAATATCTATCGGGGTCTGTGACCCTGGCATGGTGAACGGCGATTTCGCCTTTCGCATGATTCAACTCGCACAATCGCGGTCTTCTAGGCTTGGTCCGTTTGTGCGTACCAAAGGCTCGGGTCTGCTTAGCAAGCTACGCAACCGAGTAGTTAAGTCTTTTCTCGACGACACCAACTCCGATTGGCTTTTGCTGATCGACGCTGACGAACAACTGTCGTTGCAAGCATTCGACCAACTTATCAACACTGCACACGACAAAGAGCGACCAGTAATAGCGGGCCTGTACTTCGGGGCTTGGGACGCCAATAAAAACCTTTACCCTGTGCCCGTGCCACTAATATTCAAAGACACACCCAAAGGCTTTGCACCTATCAACGACTACCAACGCAACTCGATCTTCGAGGTTGACGCTTGCGGCACTGGGTGCATGCTTATTCATCGCAGCGTGCTTGAAAAAATGCGCGAAGCTGCAGACCCAAATCAAGGGACCGATTGGTGCTGGTTTTGGGACGGGCCCATCAACGGCGAGTGGATAAGTGAAGATCTGCTTTTTTGCCGCAGGATTAGACAACTGGGCTTTCCGATCTACGCAAACACCGCGGCTATCCTGCCGCACCAAAAGACCTACTGGCTTGACGAGAGGCACCACATTGACAGGCAGCTCAACAAAGACAGCTAGAGAAAAGGACACAACGTGGCTCTAACCAACTGCTATTGCACGCTGTCTGATCTGAAAACCTCGCTTGCAATCGAGGACATACAGGACGACACCGCGCTTGAAGCTGCGATTCTGACCGCTAGCCGCATGATTGACGACTACACTGGCAGATTCTTTTATCGAGACGGCACCACAGCAGCGCCTGTGACTCGCTATTACACACCCGACAGCTGGTACATTACCAACTTAGACGACTTTGTCTCTCTCAATCAAATCGCGCTGGACGACGACTTTGACCAAACCTACACCACTATTCTTGCAGCTAGCGATTACTTAATCGACCCAGTCAATAACGCACGGCGTGGTTGGCCATATACTCGAATCACCGCTATCGACCGCTACATTTTCCCCTATGCTTACCCGCAATCGGTTCGAGTCCAAGCTGTTTGGGGTTGGCCGTCTGTACCAGCAGAAATCGCCATGGCCACCAAGTTGCAGGCCTCACGCCTCTTTATTCGGCGCCAGTCGCCTTTTGGCATCGCGGGCACTCCCGAAATCGGCACAGTTAGGCTCACATCTCGGCTTGACCCAGATGTTGAAGCCTTGATTCGCCCATTCCGCAAGATGAGCGGCTTAGTAGCATGATTCCAAGTGAGGTCCGAGAAGGCCTAAAACAGAACTTGAGTGGTATTGACGGCCTTCGGTGCTACGACCAAGTGCCCGACGTCCTCGTTCCACCTTGTGCGGTTGTTGGCCAGCTCGATTTCACTTTCGATCTGAATAACGCTCGCGGTCTAGACCAAGCCAATCTTGATATCTTCATCATCGTCCAACGCTTTTCGGAGCGCACTGGACAGACCAAGCTGGACCAATATCTAGCGGGCTCAGGTGATTACTCTATCAAGGCAGCCATAGAGTCCGACAGGACTTTGGGCGGCGCGTGCAACACCCTGCGAGTCACATCTGCAGAATCTGGCACTTACCAAACGGGCGACATAGACTACCTGTCTTACCGTTATCGAATCACTGTATGGGGTCAAGGAGACTAACCATGAACTACACCATCGCCTCGGACAACTTCGAGGTAGGCAACAAGAAAAAAGGCGAGCAAATCGCCGCCAAAGAATTGCTTGAAGCTGGATGCAACATCGCTGCGCTTGTTAGTGGTGGGCATCTTTCTAGCAATAACTCAACTAAGCCACAAGCAGAAGGAGCCGCAGAATAATGGCCGCTTTAGTCCTTACGAATGCATACATCACAATCAACTCAGTCAATCTGAGTGACCACATCGCTAGCGTCACTTTGACGACGGCAGATGATGTCATTGAGACCACTGCTTTTGGTTCAACCGCTCGCACAAGAGTCGCAGGGCTTGGAGACAACTCAATCGCACTCGAGTTCCACCAAGACTATGCAACTAGCAACGTGGAAGCGACAATCTACCCGCTGCTTGGCTCAACCACCACAGTCGTGGTCAAGCCGAATGGCTCCTCAACTGCAGCCACCAACCCCTCATACACTTTCACAGCGTTAGTGTCCGAGTGGACCCCGCTTAATGGAGCCGTCGGAGAGCTTGCAACGGCAAGCGTTACCTGGCCTATTAGCGGCGATATCACAAAGGCGGTCTCATAGTGGCACGCATAGTCCTCACCAACGTTGCCGTCACTTTTGCGGGCACCGACATTTCGAGCTACGTGACCTCGGTCAGCATAGCATCTAACTTCGACGTGGTCGAAACAACGGCCTTTGGCAACACAGCCCGCACTCGCGTTGCTGGTCTTGCCGACAACAGCGTCACTCTCGAGTTTAATCAAGACTACGCCACAAGCGCACTTGAAGCGACTATCTACCCAACACTCGGCACAGCAGTGGCAATCACTGCTCGCCCAGTTGCAGGCACTTCGCCTGTCTATTCATTCTCAGCGCTGATCTCCGAATGGACTCCTCTCAATGGAGCTGTCGGCGAACTCGCAACCGCCTCGGTCACTTGGCCGATCAGCGGCGCAATAACAAAGTCATAACCTAACAAGGGGGCAAAATGGACGGTTTATCAATCAAGGTCAAAACCACAGACGGCGTCGAGGCGTCATACAAACTGACACCTCGCGTCATCGTGGCATTCGAACAACAGTACGGCAAGGGTTTGCCCAAACTGTTGGCCGAGGAACAAAAAATCGAGCACGTTTTTTGGCTTGCTTGGAAATGCTTGCAAACCAGCGGGGTTGTTGTCAAGCCTTGGGGTCCCGATTTCTTAGATACTCTTATCTCTGCAGAACTGGACTCTGACGCGTCTTTCGAGTCCACCGAGACAGCTTAACTTACACCGTTGCCGCTATCTCGGTGGAGACTGGCATATCTCCGACCGATCTGCTTGATGCCCCTGAGGGGGTGCTTGAAGCAATCACAGCTTACTTGAAAGAACGGGCGAAAAAACATGGCTAATGAAGAGACCGAGATCATTCTTGTAGGAATCGAGCCGACGCTTGAAGGCCTAAAGAAGTTCGACAAAGACGCGGTCAAGCGGTTCAACAAGGTGATTGACGACGTCTTGGTAGATGCACAACGCGCTGCTCGCGGTTTTGTTAAGGCCGACCCACCTATGAGTGGCTGGAAAACGAAAGACCCGCTTAGGCCCAAAAAATCAACGCGTGGTGGCGCTGGTTGGCCTGCTTACAACCAAGGTGTTATCGTGCAGGGCATTCGCAAAACCAAATCACAAGGCAAAGTGCGAAGCGACTACACCACAAGCGCTGGAGCTCTCATCAACGAGTCTGCCGCGGGCGCGATTATTGAAGTCGCAGGTCGCAAGTCAGGCGGTACAGGCACTGGCATTCAGTTCATTCGCAATCTTACAGACGAGATCAAAAATCCGTCGCGCTTAATATGGCAAGCCGTTGACGCCAAAAAGAAAACGGCAGAGATTAAAGTCTTGAAGGCGCTAGATGAGGCCAAGGCTACTCTACAAAATCAGTTAAATAGAGAGGCGGCCTAGCATGGCAGTTGGCGCAGTAATTGCCCGCATTCTCACTCAGTATTCAGACAAAGGCACAAAAGCCGCTGTCAAAGACATCGCAAAGATGGAAAAGAAGTTCAACAAGTTCGCCAATGCTACAGCCAAGAAGTTTGGGCTTGCAGCGCTCGCGGTTGGCGCTTTCGCTGCCAAAGTCGGTTACGACGCAGTCAAAGCAGCAGCCGAGGACCAAAAGTCCCAAGTCTTACTTGCAAACTCCTTGCGCAACACAGTTGGTGCAACTGATGCTGCAATCGCAGCAACTGAGCAATACATTACCGCCATGCAAGCCGAGTTTGGCGTTGCAGACGACCAACTCCGTCCAGCTCTTGGCAAGCTCGCGGCGGTCACTGGAGACGTCGGCAAGGCTCAAAACCTGCTTGGTGTCGCCATGGACATTTCTGCAGCCAAAGGCATTGACCTCGAAACTGCAGCCGCTTTACTTTCAAAAGGCTACGGCGGCAACGTCGGCGCACTCAAAAAGCTCTTTCCACAGATCTCGGCCGCAACTGTTAAATCAAAAGACTTTGCTGCCGCACTTCGCGAGATTTCCGATGAGACTAAAGGCGCCGCGGCCGCAGCCGCCAACACCTTTGCGGGCCAAATCAACCGTATCAGACTCGCCTTTGGCGAGGCTTCAGAGTCTCTCGGTTATAAACTCCTGCCACAAGTCAAAGCCTTTGCAGATCTCATCATTCAAAAGGCAATCCCAGCCATTCAGAAGTTCGTTGACGAAAACGGCGACAAGATTGCTGCTGGCTTCAAGACTTCAATCAGCTACGGCATAGCATTCGCCAAGTTGATGTTCGACATATTCAGTTTCGTTTCTCGCAATATCAAGGTATTCGGCACACTCGGTGCAGTCATCGTGGCAGCCTTTTTTGGCGCCAAAGTGGCGGCAGCAGCTCAAGCCCTAATCGGTGGCATCATGGCCATCATCAAGGTAATGAAAGCACTGCGCACCGTCTCACTAGCATCAGCTGCAGCAACAGCGCTCGCCACTGGTGGCGTTTCAGCCGCCGCGGGTGCTGCCGCATTTGCACTTGCGCTTGGTGGCATCACGCTGGCAGCCAAGAAGTTCAATTCAGATTCTGACAAAGCACTCGACACACTTGGCAAGTTCGGCATTGACACCAAGGGCTTTAAAACCAAGGCCGAGGACTACACCAAAGGCATTGAGGGCATGACCACTGCAACCAAGGGCCTGACAGATGCGCAAAAAGAGGACCTCGCAGTCTCTAAGGGAATCGCAAGACTCAAGAAGTTCGGCATTGGTTCAAGCAAAGATCTGAAAGCACAGGACCCAGTCACGCTTGAAGCGATTAGACGCAACCTCGTCAAACAGCGAGCGCTTGGCATGTCCAGCCCAACCATTTCACTACTTAGCAACGCAGGCCGAGGCAACATCGCAAGCAATACCACAATGAACGGGGGCAACATCACGGTGAACGTAGCTGGCTCTGTGGTCTCACAGGGAGACCTTATCAACGGAATCAAGAACGGTCTTGCAACCCTAATGCGCCGCCGTGCGGGCAGTCAGTTTGCGACGCTCTAATGCCCGCGAACGCACCCACACTCACAGTTGCTTTTGGCATCAACGGCTCATTTACCAACGTCAGTGCTGATCTCATTCTTGAGGTTGATATTCGCCGCGGCCGCCAGTTTCAGAATGACTTCTTAGAAGCTGGCACTGCAGCCGTTGTGCTCAACAACCAATCTGGTGCTTTCGACCCAAGCAACACATCAAGTCCGTGGTACGGCACTCTAATCGCTGGCATGCAGGTTCGTATCACTGGCAACGCTACCGTCATATTCACAGGCTTTCTTGAGGATAACGCGGTCAACCAAGGCATTTACCCGACCGTTTCGCTTACTTTTGTGGACGGCTTGGCTCAGATCGCCAAAGCAATCGCTCCAGCACTTGCCACTAGCGATTTCTCAGAGACCGCGGCTCTTAGAGCAGCACGCGCACTCGATCTCGCAGACTGGCCAGGGGGTGGTTCTCGTAGCCTAACTGGTGCGACCGTCATGCTAAAGACCAAACAGAACATGAGCTGCCTTGAAATGCTCGAGCAGTGTGCAAACTGCGTCGGCGGCCGCTTTTACGTTAGCCGCACAGGCGTAGCCACGCTTGTCAATATCGCAGACAAGTTCACCCGTCCGACTAGACTTTTATTCTCAGACCAAGGCGACGCCAACAGCGTCGGCTATGACGGTCTGATCACTAACCCTGGCACCGACTATGTGTACAACGAGGCCATCGTGTTTCGCGGTCCAAAGAAGGCCCAAAAGACAGCCCGCTACACCTCTAGCGTTTCAACTTATGGCTTAAAGTCTAAGAAGCTGGACGCTCCGATCTCAAATGAGACCAGCGCTGCCAACCTAGCGCTATACGCAGCCCGCAAGGACTCAGACGCCACGGTTTTGGCTGAGCAGATTGATTTTACGGCCATCGGTATCGGCGCTCTTGCTACTGACATGCTAGAGACAGAGCTTAATGACCTAGTTCAAGTCAAGCGCCTGACCTACGACGGCCGCAACATCACTATTAACAGCGTGGTTGAGGGCCTTGCACATTCAATCACCGCCGACAACTGGCGCGTCAGCTACTTTACCTCGGTAGTTGACCCTTACACGATTACGATTTAGGGGGAGCGATGCCACTTTGTCCGCAAATCACAATCACGCCAATCACCGTCACTTCAACTGGCATGACTCAGACTTCTATCATTCCGATTGTGGCTGCAACTACCGAGGAGATTGACGAGCTTCAAACCGAGATCGACACAATCGAAGTTGCGGTCAACGGCAAGAACCACATCTATCGACAGGCAACAGCTCCCGACGGCTCAGTCTATCCCCTAACCGAGGGCGACGTTTGGTTTGACACAGACGACGAGAACATTCAATACTACTGGACAGGCACCGCGTGGGTTTCAGTTCGCGACCTCGGCATTCAGGCCGCAGAAGACGCAGCAGCAGCGGCTTCATCGGCAGCAGCGGCAGCCTCATCGGCGGCCGCATCTGCAACAGCCGCAGCAGCAGCAGCGGCAGCAGCAGCAACGGCAGCACAAACAACAGCCGACGGCAAAAACCGCATCTACAGACAGACCACAATGCCAACTACTGGGCCATTCTCAGAGGGTGACCTTTGGTTTGACACAGACGATGACAACAAGTTCTACAGGTACACTGGCGGCGCGTTCTCAGCCTTTACGCTGGGCAACGAAGCACTTGCCTCACTTTCAGCCAATAAACTGACAGCAGGCACGATTGACGCTTCAGTTATCACAGTTTCAAACATCAACGCTGGCGTTCTGAATGCAGACCGCATACAGGCAGCTAGCATCACGGGTGCCAAACTCGTTGCTGGCACGATTGAAGCAGTTTCGATTGCCGCAGGCACCATTACTGGTGTGAAGCTTGCAGTCGGCACCATCGAAGCAGTCTCGATTGCGGCAGGCACCATCACTGGCGCCAAAATCGCGGCTACCACAATCACGGCCAGCAACATCGCAGTTGCAACCATCACTGCAGACCAAATCGCAGGCGCCACAATCACCGCGGCTGAAATCGCT